GGTCATGATTAAGAATGGTGTCTTCGAGAACCTTGAATATCCTTGGTTTGCTCCTAAGATGCAACAGTTTGAGTCTGGAGCAGTCCAAGACATGTGTGGAGAGGACGTTAGTTTCTGTTTAGATGCTATCGACAAGGGTTATGACATCTGGTGCGATCCTCGGATACGTGTTGGCCACGAAAAAACTCGTGTTATCTAACCGTCGTGTCTCGTTCTACTATGGAGTCTAACTAAAATGGCAATGAGAAGTCCAACTGGGGTCGAAATGATCGAAACTCGACCCAAAAAAACTCGTCAAGGGGGTGGAAAACATACTAAGTATGCCGCCTCCTCTCGTAATAAAGCAAAAAAACGCTCACGAGGACAAGGAAGGTAAAAAGAGTTGCTAAATAAAGATATATTTGCCTAATAATAGTGCCTGTCCAACGCATAAGTAAGACATTTAAAGACATTAGCATGTCTTTTAAGGTTAATCCCTTAAATGATGACCTTATTGCGATTAAAAATCAGACCGCTATAGCTCGCTCTCTTCGTAATTTGGTGCTTACTGCACCAGGAGAGCGATTTTTTAATGAGAATTTGGGTTCTAACGTCAATAACCTCTTATTTGAGAATATGGATGACGTTACTGCATCATCTATTAAGGATGAAATACAAAATACTATAAACAATTACGAACCAAGAGTTAAATTATTAAAAACTCAAGTCTCACCAAACTTTGAAACACTAGAATTTGACGTAGTAATACGATATGAGATTATTGGAGTAGAGGCACAACCCCAACAATTATCATTTGCCCTAGAGCCAGCACGATAATGCCATTAGTTAATTTTTCCAATCTGGATTTTGACCAGATAAAAACAACAATACAAGATTATCTTAGATCTAATTCCAATTTCACTGACTATGATTTTGAAGGATCTAACTTATCTACGATTATTGATGTTCTGGCATACAATACTTACATCACCTCTTACAATGCCAACATGGTATCGAATGAGGTTTTTATTGATAGTGCGACATTAAGAGAGAATGTTGTCTCATTAGCACGTAATATTGGATATACACCTACTTCCAAAAAGGCCGCTAAAGCAAATATATCATTTTTTGTAGATACAACTAGTTATTCATCCACTCCTCAAACGGTTACTTTGAATAAAGGTCTAGTTTGCACTACAAATGTCTTTAATAATGAGTCTTTTACCTTTGCTGTACTGGATGACATCACTGTTCCAGTTAATCAGAACGTAGCTAACTTTGAAAATATTGAAATTACCGAAGGAATTTACATTACTACTAACTTTACAGTCAATTCTTTCGATCCAAATCAAAGATTTATACTTCCAAACTCTAATATTGATACTGATAGCATTAGAGTAACAGTTAGACCTTCTCAATTATCAAATACAAGTCGTAAATATAGAAAATCTGAAAGTTTATTTGAGATAGATGGGGAATCTGCCGTCTATTTTTGCCAAGAAATTGAAAATGAACGATATGAATTGATTTTTGGTGATGGTGTTTTTGGTAAAAAGTTAGAATCACCCAGTTTTATTGAAGTTTCATACTTAATAACCAATGGAGAATCTGCAAATGGCATCGGATCTTTTGAATTTTCGGGAAAATTAACGTCAAGTAGAGATGGTGTCAATCTTAGTGCAGGAATTTCGTTAGTTGCGACTGATAATATTGCTGCAGGTGGTAAAAATATAGAAACCATAGAATCTATTAAGAAATATTCGACTCGAATTTACTCATCACAGAATAGAGCAGTCACTTCTGCTGATTATGAAGCAATTTTACCAACAATATACCCAGAAGCTGACTCTGTTTCTGCTTTTGGTGGAGAAGAATTGACTCCTCCTCAATTTGGAAAAGTTTTTGTAAGTGTAAAACCAACAAATGGTGCATATTTGTCTGGGCAAATCAAAGAAAATATAAAAAGTCAAATTAAGAAGTATTCTGTATCAGGAATTGTTGTTGATATCATTGATTTGAAGTATTTGTACATTGAACCTAACATTACAGCTTACTATAATGCGAATTTAGCAAAATCTGCTAATTCAATTACTACAATTGTAAGTGAAAATGTAGAAACTTACTCAAAATCTGCTGAAATTAACAAATTTGGAGCAAGATTCAAATATAGTAAGTTTTTGAACTTGATTGATGGGAGTAGTGAAGGCATAACCTCTAATATTACGACTATTACGATTAGAAGGGATCTCAGAGTGGCGTTAAATAGTTTTGCGGAATACGAAATTTGTTACGGTAACAGATTCTTTGTAAAAGAGGGTGGTTATAATATTAAGTCTTCAGGATTTAATATTGCTGGTATTAGTGCAACTGTATACTTTACTGATATGCCTGATGATAATCATGAAAAAGGAACTATCGACATATTTGCGTTAGATTCTCCAACTCAACCTAGAATAGTTAAAAAATCTGTGGGAGTAATTGATTACATTAAAGGAGAGATTAAATTATCTCCAATTAATATTACTAATACGGTTATTGAAAAAGGATTTCCCTTGATTGAAATTTCTGCTATTCCATATTCTAATGATGTAATAGGACTTCAAGATTTGTACTTACAAATAGATCTAAATCAAACAGAGGTTACTTCAAAACCTGATAATATTGCCTCTGGTGTAGATGTGTCAGGAAGCAACTATCTTGTCACTTCAAGTTATGCCAATGGAAGTCTAGTTCGTGGCGGCCCTGTATATGCAACTGAATCTGTCGTCACAACCACTACAACGACCCGTGTGGGCAGCGAAACCATGACTTCTACTACAACATCAACAACGTCGTCAACCTCCTCTGGCTCCGCTTCTGGTGGTTCCTCTGGTGGTTCCTCTGGTGGTGGCAGCACTGGTGGTGGCGGCGGTTACGGCGGTGGTTATTAACTCTCATATTCTTACTCAGATCAACATATACAAAAAATGATATCTACAGACATACAAAGAGTTCAGCTGCAAAGTATAGTTGCAAATCAACTTCCTTCTTTTGTAAAAGATGATTTCCCTTTAATTGCAGATTTCTTAAAAGAATATTATACTTCTCAAGAGTTTCCAGGAGCTTCTGTTGATTTAATTCAGAATATTGATGAATATTTAAAGTTAGAGTCGTTAACTAATAATGCGAATGAAACTGAGTTAGCAGCAGATATTTCATATAATGATACTACTATTACAGTAGCGTTTGATTTAGAAAAAGATGTTTATGGTACATATCAATTTCCCGCCAGAGATGGATTAATACAAATTGATAATGAAATAATCGCATATACGGAAAAAACAAAGAGTTCTTTCACAGGATGTAAAAGAGGATTTAGTGGAGTAACTTCTTATAAAGCTTTAGGAGAAACTGATCAATTAACCTTTTCAACTTCCACTACTGCCAAGCATAAAGGTGGAGCAAAGATTGTTAATTTAAGTGCGTTACTTTTTAATGAGTTCTTATACAAAATTAAATTTCAGTTAAGTCCTGGATTTGAAGATAGGACTCTTACAGATACATTAAATCAACGACTTTTTATATCTAGATCAAAAGATTTTTATCAAGCTAAAGGAACAGACGAATCCTTTAAAATGCTTTTTGGGGCTTTATATGGCGAACCAGTAGAAGTATTAAAACCCCAAAATTTTGTCTTTAGACCTTCGGATGCTGATTATAGAGTTACGAAGGATTTAGTTGTTGAAGCAATAGAGGGAGATCCTTCCGAACTTTTAAATAGCACCTTATTTCAAGATGCTTATACCAATTATGATATAACTGCAGCTTACTCACCTATTTCTGCAATAGAAAAAATAACTTATAATAGTAAGGATTATTTTAAGTTAAGTCTTGATTTTAATTATGCTAAAGATATTCCTCTACAAGGAAGTATCTATGGTGAATTTAGTGTTCATCCTAATACTAAAGTTATAACTCCTGTAGCGATTGGTGCAAGTGTAATTGATGTAGATTCTACAATAGGATTTCCAAATTCAGGTGAACTAGCAGTTGGATCAGGAATATTAACTTATAGATCAAAATCAATAAACCAGTTCTATGGAGTAGGAGTAGCAAATACAACAGACATTGGCACTACATCTACTGTTGACTCAAAAGCAGATATAAGATTGAATGTTAATGCTTATGCGTATGTTGGTATCGGAACCACAACTAAAGTAACGGTTAAAATAGGATCTGTTCTTGCAGAACCAGTAATTAATGATGAGACTTATTATTATTCCAATAATGATACTGCTAAGATTCAATCATTAGGAATTACAACTTCTGGACCAAAGGTTGATAATTGGTTTTATAACGTAGCTACACAATATGATGTAAAATCTATAACATTAGTCGATTCATCTGATTTTACTTATACCTTAGAAACATTCACTGAACATAATTTCCGATTGGGTGATACTGTTACTGTTACGGATTCTGTTGGTAATAATAAAGACTCTATTATCAATGAAGTTATAAATCCCTTTAAATTTTCTATTAGAGGACAAGGCCCTCTGTTATCTGTTCAAAGTGTACAAAAAAATATAACAAGAGCAAAAGTTGATGTAGCTTTAAAAGATTATTATTACGTTGATAATTATTTCGCAAATATTCAAAATACTTACGTCGATTTTGATCGTAATATTTTAATTGCTGCTCCTTCTATTCCTCATTATTTTAACGGCCCTTTAGATTTTTATGATAGAAAGATTACATTAAGTGGATCATATAGTGGTGATACTTTTACAATTCTAGATGTAAATGATCATGGATATTATACTGGAGACTCAGTTTATTATAATTCTTTTGATATAATTTCAGAAGATTTCTTAGGTAATGAAAGTATATCTGTTAGTAAGTTCCCTGAAATCAATCCAGGTATTTTCTTTGTAAAAAGAGTAAATAAAAATCAATTTCAACTTGCTACTAGTCCTAGTAATATTTTTAATAATAATTTTGTATCTGTTTCTGGAATAGTAACTTCTAACACTCTAGAATATATTGATTATTTTGATAAGAAAGTTGATAATCAATTATTATTAAGAGAAATAAAAAAACCAGAGGAGAAGAGTGGAAATTATATTACTGAACCTGGTAGTAGAACAGGTATTCTTATAAATGGTGTTGAAATTCTTAATTATAAATCTAAAGATACTGTTTATTATGGACCTCTTAATAAGGTTGATATTAGTGCAGAAGGAAAAGACTATGATATTTTAAATCCTCCACTCATACACATTGAAGATACTGTTGGTAGTGGTGCAACTGCTATCGCTGCAATTAGAGGAAATTTAAATGCGATTGATATTGTAGATCCAGGGTTTGATTATGTCGCTGATCCGATTATAACCATCACGGGTGGAAATGGTGTTGGTGCAGAAGCTTTTGCTAATACCATTCTTGCTACTCATGATGTTTCCTTTAATGCTTTTGGTGTAAAGGATTCAGATTCTGCTCGTATCAACCTAGATGCTGATACTATCGGGTTTTCTACTTATCATAAATTCAGAAATGGTGAAAAAGTAATTTATAAACCAGATGGAGGATCATTAGTTAGTGGAATTACCACTGATGCTGTTTATTATGTTCATACGGTTGGAGTGTCAACAGTAAAACTTTATAAGACCCAAGATCAAGCTATTTCCGCAGGAATTGAAACCGTATCCTTAACTGCTTATGGAACAGGAATACAAAGATTACAATCTTTTGATAAAAAGAAAGTTTTATCCAATATTATTATTAAAAATTCTGGTATAGGATATGAAAACAAGAAAAGAACGATTATTTCAGCAACAGGAATCAATACTGCTCTTAATCAGATAACCATAGATGATCATGGATATCAATCTGGAGAAATTATTCAATATTCTTACAATAGAGATAGAATAACTGGTATTAATTCAAATACTCAATATTTGGTAACTGAAGTAGATAGCAATAATTTTAAATTATCGAGTGTTGGAGTAGGAACAACTGCTAAGTCTTATTATTATGATAATAACGAATATATTAACTTTACAATTGCAGGTTTAGGTACAGGAACTCATTCTTTTAACTATGAACCAATTACTGTTAATTTGAGTGGAGAAATTGGAGTCTCTACAGTTAGTGGACAAGATTTTAGAGCTAAGATTCAACCCTTGTTTAGAGGATATATTGATTCTTTACAAATAATTGATTCAGGCAATTCTTATGGATCTGATGAGATTCTTAATTATGATAGACAACCTCTTATTACGACTAAAACAGGTACAGATGCTCAACTTACTCCAGTTATTAATAATGGAAAACTTGTTGATGTTTTAGTTGTTAATGAAGGATTTGGATATAACTCTCCCCCATCATTAGAATTAGAAACAGATGGTGCTGGAAAATATGCAAAATTAGTTCCAGTTATAAAAGATGGACAAATTAAAAGTGTAAGAATTCATAATGCAGGTATTGGATATACTAATCGTGTAATAGTTGATGTAATTCCCAGTGGATCAAATGCTAAATTTAAAGCAAATATTAATACTTGGGCAGTTAATTTATTTGAAAAATCTTTAGATATTATTTCTAGTGATGATGGAATTTTAGATGAATCAGAAAATCAAGATTTAGGTATTCAGTATACTCATTTGTATGCACCTAGAAAATTAAGAGAATCTGTGTATGTGAGAAATCAGAATAATGATATTAAATATGGACTTCTTGATCTAGAAAGAGTTGATGGACAAGAAGTAACTGCATCATATCACTCTCCTATAATAGGATGGGCTTATGACGGCAATCCAATCTATGGTCCTTATGGTTATACTACTCCTACTGGAGGAGCAGTAAGAGCTATGGAATCTGGTTATAAACCAGCAACTAGTGATATTCGACCTCCTTTATCTAATTTTCATCAAGGATTTTTTGTTGAAGATTTTGTATTTGATAATTCAGGAGATTTAGATGAATATAATGGACGTTTCTGTGTAACACCAGATTATCCAAATGGTGTATATGCATATTTTGCCACTATCAATCCTGGTAATGTTGAAAGTTCAGGGCCATTTAATAAGTACAAAATACCACAGTTCCCATATTTAATTGGTAACTCTTTCCATTCAAAACCAAATGCTTTTAATTATGAAAAAACTTCTAATCAAAAGGATTATGATTTAAATTCTTCTCAATGGTTTAGAAATACTACTCCTTATGCATTAACAAAAAATAATGCCTCTTATGATTTCTTAGTTCAACCCAATAAGAAATCTACTCCTATCGTTGATATTAAGGTGACTTCTTCTGGACAAATTGATAATGTAGGAATTATAACAGGAGGAAACAATTATCAAGTAGGTGAAAAGATTCTTTTTGAACCTTTACTTAGATCTCAGAGTGCTAAAGCTAAAATTAAAGAGGTAAGTGGAAAAGAGGTAACTAATATCAGTGTGGCAACTAGCACTATTTCAAATTTAGAAATATCTCCTTATGATTCAAATGGTACTTTTATTGCAATCTCTACATTACCTCATGATTTTGTAAATAAAAATTTAGTTTCATTATCTGGATTTAATACTTCTATTAATTCTCTTGAAGGAAGTTTTAATATTGGTGTAAGAACGGAAACATTAAATCTGACTGGAGGAGTAAGTACTACAGGTGTTACGGGACTGGTAACATATTTTGGAGTAGCTGGATCTTTAAATAGTGACTTATTATCAATTGGTGTAAATGATACTCTTGGAATAGGAACAGAAGATGTAAAAGTACTTACGGTTGATAGAAAAAATTATAGATTAAGAGTTTTAAGAGCTCAGAATAATACTGTTTCTCTTGCTCATACTGCAACATCTGTAATAACAGAAGATTCTAGAAAATTTACCTATGAATCATCTCCTCAAAATGATGTAACTTTTGAGTTAAATAAAGAAATTTATTTTGAACCTAAGGAAGCTTTAGGTGTTGGAACGATTACTGGTGTAGGTATTGGAACTACTATTTCATTCTCCAATCCAGGTGCGGGTTTAACTCAGATTTATATTCAAACTGAATCTATTTTCCTTCCAGACCATGAATTAAATACTGGTGATGTTTTAACTTATTATAACAATGGAGGTGATTCTATTGGGGTATCTACCGATGGACATACTTCATTTACCCTACCTAATAAATCCACTCTCTATGTGGGTAAAATTTCAAATGATCTTATTGGAATTTCTACTTTTAAAGTAGGAATAGGTACAACTGGCACTTTTGTAGGCGTAGCAGCTACAAGTGAAACTAGAGGATTATTAAGATTCACGGGATTTGGTACAGGAGTTTATCATAGTTTTGAAACTGATAAAGATAATGTAGTTACTGCTGAAGTTAGTAAGAATGTTGTTACAGTAGCCACTGCGTCAACTCATGCACTACTCTTTGATGATAATGTTACTGTTACTGTGCAACCAGGTATAATCACTGCGGTTACTGTCAAATATAATGATTTTAATAGAAGAATAGTTTTTGATCCTAAAGATTTTGCATCAGGAGATGTTGATGTAACAAATAATACTATTAGTATTAGTGATCATCAATTAAACAGTGGAGATAAGGTAATTTACACTGCATCGACAGCTGCTGGTGGATTGGAAAATAATAAAATTTACTATATCTTTAGACAATCCAGAAATAAGGTAAAACTTTGTCTGACTAGACATCAAGCAGTCCAATTTACTCCTGAGGTTGTTGATATAACTTCTGCTGCTGCTGGAACCTTATCACCAATTAATCCTCCACTGAATGTTTATAATAATAATACTGTCAACTTTAATCTATCAGATTCTTCTCTAGGTTCTAAGATAGGGGTGAGTTCGGCAGCTGCTTTTGATTTTAATTTATATTCCGACAGGAATTGTACACACATATTTAAATCTACAACCATAGACGATAAATTTGAAGTATCTAAAACGGGAACAGTTGGAGTTACTACAAATGCTGAGTTATCGTTGATAGTTTCAGCAAATCTTCCAACAGAATTATATTATAAATTTGATCCTATTGAAAGTGAAGATCTTTCACCAACTAAGAGTGGTATTGTTATTGATAAAGAAGTTAATGACTATAATAAAATAAACGTAAAAGAAAGTGTGTATGTGGGTAATTTTGCTGTGGCTGGAGTTGGAACTACAACCACATTTAGTTATAACGTAATAGATATTCCTGAGAAAGTTACTTATAGTTCATCCCAAGCAAAAATTAAATATTCCACTGATGCTGCACAAGCTTATGGTGGAATCTCTAAAGTTGAATTGAACTACAAAGGAAATAGGTACACCGAAATTGTAGGTGTATCATCAATTCAATCGGGTATAGGAACTAAAGCTGTTTTAGAACCATCTAGTACATCTATTGGTAAAATAATTTCTACCAATATAGAGGACATAGGATTTGACTATCCAAGTGATAATACTTTAAGACCTGTTTTAAATTTACCTGAAGTTCTTCAGATAGAATCATTAACTTCTTTTGATTCAATTGGAATTAGTTCTGTAGGTAAAAATTATACAATTGCACCAAATTTGGTTGTCATTGATGGATTTACTGGATCTCAAGTTAAAGATGTTGATATAGAATATGAGATAGGAGATTCTCAAGTAACCATTCTAAAAAATACATTTGGAATGAATCCTGTAACTCCCACTATAATTCCAACGGCTAATATTAATGGTATTGGTATTAATACTATCAGTTACAATATGTCTACTAAGGAAGTTACTGTTGGGTTAAATACTTCATTCAGTAATGCTAGTGACATACCATTATTTGTCGGAGATAAAGTTTTAATCGAAAATATAAGTGTAGGGCTGGGAACAACGGGAACTGGTTATAATTCTCTTAATTATGGATATTCATTATTTGAATTAACAAAAACTCATTTTCCATTAGGAGGAAATGTTGGATTTGTTACTTATAGTTTAGATGGATATATTGAAGATAATATTTTTCCAGGAAACTTTGATGCTCTTAATTCAGCAGGTATAATTGTTCCTGAAAGATATTTCCCTCAGTTTGATATTTCATTAAAAACTAATAATTTCTTAGATGGTGAAAATGTTACTTCAGGAAATATAATAGGTAAGGTTGAAAATTGGAATAGTAGAATTGAATTACTAAAAGTATCTACAGCATCAGAATTTAGTATAGATGATATCATCGTAGGTGAAACTTCACATACTCAAGGAAAAGTTACATCAAAAATTAATTTTAATGCAGAGGTTAAATTAAATGCTGGATCAGTAGTTAAAAAAGGGTGGACAAGAGATACAGGATTCTTTAATAATAATTTAGAAAGACTTCCTGATAATAATTACTATCAAAACTTCTCTTATTCTTTAAAATCAAAAGTTGATTATAATACATGGGATGAAGCAGTTCATAATCTCAATCATCCTACAGGATTTTTAAAATTTAGTGATCTTCAAGTTGTATCCACAGATGATACGTCTTCGGGAGTTACTGCTGATGAAGCTGATCTTTTTGTCTTTATAGATTCAGAACGTGTAGTAGATATAAATTGTTATTCCGCATTTGATTTGGTTACAGAAAATTCTTTAAGTATTAGTGATACTCAAACTGTATCCGATGAAGTATTCTTTAACTCTAGAGTTTTAACTGATTACTTTGAATCAGTTGGTAACAGAGCTTTGGTTATAGATGATTTTAGTTCTGATTTCAATAGCGATCCTAGAGGAACCAAGTTTTCAACCGTAGATACATTTGATCTTGATCAAAGATCTGTCAAATATGTTACTTTAATAAAGGATGCTACCTTTACTGGTGAGAGACAAGTTGTAATGGTTTCTCTTCTTAATGATGGAACTCAGATGTATGTTAATAATTATGGTAAAGAAGGAACTGTAAGTGATCTAGGTTGGTTTGATGGAAATATAAGTGGTACAGAAGGTGAATTACTTTTCTATCCTACTAAATTTGCAAATAATAATTACAACGTAAGTGCTATAAGTTTTGGTGTATTAGGAATTAGCACTGCAGGTATTGGAACTACTACTTTAGGAACTAGTGTTGATATCAGATCTAGTACAGCTAGTGTTCCTGCTAATACCACTACGACTGTGGTGGGAATCGCTTCTACTTATAGAAGTTCAAAAATAATTGTTCAAATAAGTGGTGATGATGGTAATTTTGAATATGATGAATTAAATGTAATTCATAATGGAACCACTGTTGATTTGATGGAATATTCACAACTTACTACTCATTCTGTTGATGAATATGGTGCGGAAGTTGGACTAGGAACTTATGCAGCTGACATGAGTGATGGTGA